CTCTAGAACTGCTGTTACGATGCCTATCCAGCTTTCAAGAAATAGGAGGCGGTCATCTATCTCTCCTGCTGCGTCCCGAAAGAGTTCTGTGTTCATCTTTACTATATCACCTATCTTCATCTGTTATCTCTCTGTTGTTGATGTTAGTATTATAACCTATTCTTTATTTTTGTCTCGGTCATTTTTTGACCACTACTGGTGTGAGGTCACCGGCCCTATGCCATGCTAACATGATCCTTCGGCTCGTACGACCTTTCAATCCGCTGTCAATCCACATGAATTCTATGCCGTCCTTATGCACTTGGGTTAGCACTATCAACCCAGAGTTTCTATTATTTAGTCTAAATAAGTTTCCTACATTAGTTTTCATTTTATCTTCACTTTCTTAAAGTTAAATCTGTATGCATCAAACGACTTTCCTTGTTCCGCTGAGGCTGGTGCCTTCAGCCATAGAGCCCTAACNATGTCGGGTCTGGGGAGCCCTATGCAAATCGCTAACATGTCCGGCTTATCGTGCCAGTGTAATAAATCACCTATCTTCATCTGCTTTCCTCAATTGATTTTTTTTCACTACTCTTTGTTCGCCACTCACCAGCTTTATTATTACAACGGTTTCGTATTGTTCTTCTTCAACAATCAGTCCGAGCTTCGCTCCACCGAACCGAGGGTCTGGACTCCACCAGACAACTAAATCACCTATCTTCATCTGTTATCTCCTTTGATGGTGAAACGAGTTCCATCCTGTGAAATGGAATAAAGGCTCGTGTTGGCGGATCATCCGCTGCCCACCCCTCCTGTAGTAGTACTACTGCTCCATCGGATCGGTCTTCTAGGAACCCGACCACCAAGCCAAGCTCGGGGTGGGTGGATAGTATCTTTACACACACTAAATCGCCAATCTTAAAACCGTTGTTACTCATGGTTCCCTCCGTTGATGTATATAATATAACCTATTCGTTAGCTTTGTCTTGGTCATTTTCTGTCCGTTTTGCAATCAGCTTCACCTCGTGCTCATGGAGCCATGATGTTTTATCATAATGTTCCTTGTCTTCATCGCTGAAGCACCATAAAATCTTTACTGTCTGCTTCCCGCTGCTCAGACCAAGCTTGACAACAAGACCAAGAAATTTCTCTGGTGGATCTTCTGGAAAGAAGGCTTTGCTGGTGTATTCCACTAANTCTCCTACTTGCATATTAGCTCCAAATCTTCCTCGTCNTCTACTGTATGTGTCATTACAGGGTTGGAGNTTATCCATAGGATTTCCCATGCAACCCAATGACCCTCTTCATTTCGGTATTCATCATGTTTATCCACAAGGACACCAATCGTACCATCCATCCATTTGCTGGTTACTAAATCGCCTACTTGCATAATACCTCCAAATCGGCACATTCTACTTGATACTCGCCATCCTTGAAGAGAACATCTGCTGTGTCCCCATCCCATTTGCAAGACCGAAAACGAATAAGGATACCACACTCTTTACCGAAATGTATTACTAAATCACCTACTTGCATAATAGTTCTACCTCAAATATATAGGCCACACGAACACGCTGTAGCTGAGGGTTCAATAACAACACCGTAACCTCTGAGCCTGTCCATACATGTCTAAAATCTATAACCATACCGACAAAATCTTCATGTATGCCTCTAACCAAGTCTCCAACCTTAAAATCTGTATACATCTAAAACCTCTTTGTTGTTGATGTAGATATTATAACCTATTCTTCTGGTTTGTCTTGGTCATTTATTGTCCGGTTCATCTCAATCAGCGAGGCGACTACCTTATAGGGAAACAGTCTATTTTCATGAACCCATTCAGTAAAGCTGCTCGGGCCTAGGCTCCATTGTACATGACATGTGCCGTTCTCATTTGCCTTTAGAACGATGCCAACCATCCAAGGCACCTGTGAACCCCACACTCCTCGCATAGCTACAAGATCTCCAATTTTAAACATTATTTCCACAATGTCTCTCCTTTGTACCAATTGCCTTCTTTAAAAACTAAAATACTGACTGGGCTTTCACACGACCAGCTCATACCATCTGAGTCGTCTGCCCAGCGAATATAAACCTCCCACAGATCTAAATCAAAACCCTCTACAAGTCCGATATAAGTACTACAAGTTGTCGTAATTAGATCACCTATCTTTATTTGCATAATATCTCCACTCTGTTATGATATGTAACCCACTTAGAGCCATCGGTGAGGATAAAGGTGAGCTTCCACTCTCCGATGTAGGTTACAACTCCAATGTCGCCATAGTCCTTATGTCTTACTAATGAACCTACTTGCATATTATCTCCTCGTTATGTTTAAATTATAACCTATTCTTCTGGTTTGTCTTGGTCAATTTTTGTCCGCTACTATCTGGAGGTGGTGGCCGCTTATGATCCGATAGTGATTACCTACCATGAATTGCACTAGCACTCTAGGGCCTCCGATTATGTTTGTCACAAGCCCAAGCTTACCTACAAGCTCTGGATAGCAGAAGCCCCACTTAGGGCTTACAGTTATCAAATCTCCTATTCGCATAGTACCTCCAAATCAATTATATACCAAATAGGATCTAGATCGGGCATGGTAAGCCATGTGACATAAGCCCAAACATCTCCTGTTTCCGTAACCACACCGAGCGTGCCATACTCTTCGTTTTTTACTAATGCTCCTACTCGCATAGTACCTCCCTCAGATTATCCACTTTCCACTTATGTTCGCTTCCACTATCCACAAAATTTACATAGCATACTTTGTGGTTCGCATGGAAGCGAACAATAATAGCTAACACAGGTGGTCGTGTAATAACACCACTTGTGCAAGCCCACACTAAATCTCCTACTCGCATAACACCTCCAATTCACTTTTGCTTAGGTGGTACCTTCGCCCATCCGCAATATTAAACACGATAACATACAGGGGGGTAGCACCAGTGTGGGTCAATACAATCACCAGCGTGCCGTCCTCTAATACATGCCCAGCGTCCCAAATGTGATAGGCATTGTTTACTACTTTACATAAAGAACCTACTCGCATAACACCTCACACCTTCCATCCATCACTGCTTGCCAAAAAGACTTCTCTCGGAGGCTAGAAACCTCACCATCATTCCAGTGAATAACAACTATTCCACCTTCTAATTTTATGATAACACCATAAAAGTCTCGCATGTCTATGACATACGGTGTCCACTTAATGAGACTACCTATTTGCACCAGCCATACCAACGAGCCTCTTGGATTGTATAAACTCGGACATCTGCCGATAGCCAAAACTCACGACCACCGATGCAAATCACATAAACATCTCCATTTATATCAGTCTTTCCTGCTACGAGTGCCATAGTTCCATATTTCGGCAAGTCCCAAGTGCCACTCTTGATCCAGACTAGTGCTCCTACTTTTAAATGGCCCCATCGTTTGGTGTAATCAATGTCCCAACCTTCTGTAAAGGGATAGGGTGCTGGTTTTTTCATTTAGCTTATTCCCCAATGAGTGGCAGCATAGACACCAAACTGTTCCACTTTGGTCATAAAACGCTGGAGCCGTTCGCTGTTCCACCTTCTCAATACATATTCTAAATCCTTGGGAGGAGCTTCAATCCATTCGACAGGATATTGGTAAGTACTTTGAGATAAAACCTCAATGTTATCAACATATCCCCATGAATACCCAGCGGACAAGAATGTACCTAGCTCATGATTTCCTAAAAATTCTTTTATCCTCAAGCTGGGCTCTGCTCCGGAGGCTAAAGGAATAATAATTTCCTGCCTCATGTCGTAGTCATTTGCTATAGCAAAAACAGACAGGTTATCCGGCACCTGATTGCCAACCAAGCCGATCCACTCCCTAGGAACCTCGGCTCTGCGGCTGGAATAAAAGCTGCTGTTTTTGACCTTTATCAAAGAGGCAGGAGCAAATCCATATTTTATAGATGCTTCTGTCCAGAGGGTTCGCCATACTCTATTGGCACGCAACAAAATTTTTCTAGTGTCATCCAAAGTTTGGCAGTGTCTTCGGGTATGTCCCTCTAACAAACAAAAACCACATTTTCTGGGCTTTGGTGTAGGTCGGGCTTTTAAACGATTTTCTTTTATTTCTTGATTTTTTCTCCATCTTTGCAGAGCATAGTTTTCTACATAGTTGAGTGCTTGACCAGCATCCTCTTTTTTCTCTGCTAGTGCACCATCTACTGGGATGCGAGCACAACCAGTAACTGTGTGTCCTAGTTGCCTACAGTAGCTACAGCTGACTGTTCTTTTATATTTTCTTGCATTGATAGCCATTTTATCTCCTTTTAAGTATAACTACATTATAGCCTGTTTGTTGCATCTGTCTCGGTCATTTTTTGTCCAACTTTCTCCAACAATCCCACAGACATCCATCCACGAATGTCTACAGCTGTGCCAACTTTTAATAATCTTGCCAACCAGCCATCTTCATCACTCCAATCTGTTTCCAATACCAGAAACATACCTTTAATTCCATAATGTTTTATTGACACCAAGTCACCTGTTGAAATCTCATTCATCAGCGGCTCCTGTCTTAAGTGGAACTATGTTACTTTCATGAGCCCAAAAAGCACTGGTTATTTCAAACCCTTCTTTGTTTTTTATCCACATGATTTTAATACAACCCTTCTTACCAGATAGCTTTCGACTTGTATCTAAAACAATAGCCCATAAGTGGGGTTTGTTGTGCCATTGCACCAAGTCACCTACTTGCATGCTTCCTCCGGATATTGATCGGATTTCATCCAAATCCCAGTATTATATCTCTTCATACACTCACTATAAGGTATGAGTCTAGATCTGTTGCCGGAAGAGAGTCGGCAAAGGAAACCCCTTGCGTTTTGCCCTGTTATCAGAAAGCATTTGCCACTAGTGGTCACATTTATAAGATCACCTACACTTAATTTTGTTCTTATCATAATTTTTTCTCCATTTTTATTTGACTTTTAAATCATAATCTGTTATTCTAAAGCTTCAAGGGCATTTTTTGTCCACTTTTATTAAACGGTTCTTGTGAACAACGGTCATGTTACCATTTGACCACAAGATCTCATACAAATCGTGGCCGAACTTGCTATTGACAAGACCAATGTTAAGAGGATCATGCTCATCATCAAAATAGAACAGAACCAAATCGCCAGTTTCAAATCTCATAGTGTTTCCTTCGGTTTCATTAACATTGTATCAAGCCGGCTCAGTATCATCAAGGACAGTTTATGTCCGAAAGATCATAAATCGTCACTCTCATATGTGCGTTCCTTATTTATAGGGAACAAAACTCTTTCATCAATAAAGAGATTTAGTTTGGGATTGTCTAGCCACTGTACTCGGAACGCTCTTTGTACTGGGTGTTTTTCTACTACTAATCCGATGCCAAGGGGATGTTCCCTGTGTGTTACCAAATCTCCCAAGGATGGTAATACTATTGTATTGTCAGCTTTAAGCTTCAATTTATTTAATGGTCGCATTGCATCGTTAAGTTTAAGCTTCATTTTTTTTCTCTTGGAAGATCTAGTGACCTTGGGATCACCTGTTTCTGGTGGCATTACCAGCCAGCCCTGTGTTGGTTGGCCATTACGCTTCCAACCTTTGATGAACAAAATGCGATTAATCATCTCGTTGACACTCTTATAATTTCTTTTGTTTTTTGTCATTGTTCTTAATATAACTATAACACACTCAGAAGGTTTGTCAAGCTAAAAGCGATTATAAATGAATTTTTTTGAATGATCGTGAAGTGTAACCCACTCATCAATCTGATTATAAGTGATGTGCAGACGTATTGCATCTAAATACATTTCAAAATATTCAATCAATTCTATTTTATCGTTCATTTTATCATTTAAGGATAGATCAATCGGTGTGAGATTATTAGCTTGACACTTCATGGTTAGATACTCTGCCCACAGTTCCATAACTTGGTCATCAAGCCATAGAAAATAGACAATCTTTTCTTCCATGGATTCCGGAAGGGGTAACTTTCTTATCTTTTCCTCATACTCATGATAGTTCCTACACCTCATGCCACCCCTCCGGTAGGCGATGAGGAGGGGGGTAGTAGTACCGTAGAAGGCTCAAGAATGATTTGAATCTTGTCTTCGTTAACCAATCTTTGGAACGCTTTGACACCAATGACCGTTACCATCCCGTCTAAGTAGTGGATTTCATAGTTATCCCTCCAACTTAGCAATTCATTATTGAATTCTATACGGCCCATTCGGATCACCCGAGCAATGATTCCCAACTTGCCGTTATCTTCAATTAGGGTCCCGACTTTTAGAATTTCCATCCTTCAAGATCCCCAAAATGTCTTTTCTACTTAAGTCAAAAAGCCTGTTGATAAAGACCATGCTTTCCATAAAATCCGGCAAGTTAGTGGCCGGATTCATTTCAACATTAATAGCATGTACAATACCAATTGCTCTGCCTCGGGTGTCAAATGCCACAGAGCCACTCGAACCAAACCATGCTTGAGACTGCACAATTATATTAAAGTATCCTGATTTTGACACAAAAGACTCAACCAATAAGCCATCATATTCACTTGGGTATGCGTGATGATAGAGTTTTTCTCCGTCTAGGTTTCTTTTTCTGTTGTTAACATACGAAATCGCCTTGGTTGATTCAAAATCATCCAGTGGTAATAACACCGCTATGTCATTGTGTAAATTTGCCCATACAACATCTGCTGGTATTAGGTTTTTATTTTTCTCTCGGATAACAACTGCTTCACTGTCTTCTATAACATGAGCAGCAGTTATAACAAATCGTTTGGTACCAATTTTAAATAAATTCCCAGAACCATGTCCTGATTTGTGACCTCCGGCATAAACGTCGATTCTAACTGAGGAACCGGCTGCTGCATTGATTCCACTGTTATAAGAACTTGCAACTTTTGCTATTTCTAAATCTTTGGTAGTTTCATCCTCGTAATAAAAAACCTGACACGCTAATAGCGTTAAAAAAAACCAAATCATAACGCTGACCCTCCATAAGTAATTAGGGGCGGCCTTTTAGAATCTCCTGCGGTTTTTGATTTGGCAGCTATTTACTATCGATGTCTCTCATACAGTTTAAATCAAAATTGAACAATGGATTTATAAATTGTCATGCTCATATTGATAGAGCAGGAACAGTTCAATTCACAGACAAAAATCACATCAAAAAACACCTAGAGAAGAAATGGGTACTTGTAAATGAAGTTAAAAGAAGCCTGTCTCAGTACAATTACTATACAAACATCCTAGCGGCATGCCTTAAGCAGAAAGAATACAACACCAATACGATAATCTCTTTCATTGATCTTGATAGCACCATACACGCTAAAGCACTACATGGGGCGTTAAGAGCCAAAGAGGTACTTAAAGACCATGGTGTGGATCTACACATTGGAAACCAAACCGTTGGTGGGTTTACACCGGAGAACCTTGCTCTATTTGAAAACAATATAGAAAACTTGGATTTCCTCGGAGGGCTTCCAAAGTCAGATGAAGACCCTGAGCGACACTTGGACATTCTCTTTAGAGCAGCACAAGAGACTGGGAAGAAGGTTCATGTTCATGTAGATCAGCTGAATACTGATGAGGAACAAGAGACTGAGTGGCTTGCTCATAGAACAATCAAGTATGGCCTCCAAGGTCAGGTTGTTGCTGTACACTCTATTTCTCTTGCATGTCACTCTAAGACATACAGAGACTATGTCTATGAACTATCTAAAGATGCTGGACTTCAGTTCATCTCCTGCCCATCGGCATGGATTGATCACCAACGAACAGAACGACTAAGCCCCACTCACAACTCAATGACGCCAATTGACGAAATGTTGGAATGGGGTTTAACTGTTGGCATTGGTACCGACAACATTGAAGACATCTATAAGCCTTATTGTAACGGAGACATGATGTTTGAGTTGCGAATGGCCTTGGAATGCTATAAGATCTATGATGATGATGTTCTTTTAGATCTCGCTTATAACAATGGACTCAGGATCCTTTCCTGAAGCCAGAGCTATTTGACAAATGTGTTCAAGTCTTTCAATGTGTTCAAATGCATCCCATGGATTAGCTGCGACCGCACAGACTCCATGAGCTGTTTGGCCTACAATATCATAAAGTCTTTCTCCATCTTGCACCATGGCATGATAAGTCGCACTGGCTAAAACCTTTGAAGTAACTGGCAATGCGGGGACTGATGGTCCGACAACGGTATAACGACTAACCTCGGGGAACTGTTCTGCCAAGGCTTGCAAATCCCAACCAGCAAAGAGAGCAGCGACTATGTGTGTCGGATGTAGATGTACCACTGCTTGAGTTGATGTCGCATCTTTTTGTAGTAGATAATGCATCTCTAATTCACCTGATGGTTTGCTTTTACCAGAATCATTGATCGTGTAGATTGGCTCTTCGGGGTTATTTGGATTTAGCTTACACTTCAACATATGCTCAGGGTGAATTATTGTTTTTCTCCAACCGCTTGGAGTTATGTACATAATGTCGGAGTCTGTTCTCCTAAGACTTATGTTTCCATCTCTAGTTGTTATCCAACCTCTTTTATATGCTTCTCGCATAACATCGCCCATTGCTGTTATCACCTTGTTCTCCTTTGAGCCATACCAATCAAACCAAACACCCAAGCCCAAATCCATCCAGTAGATGTATTACATCCACTATTGACTACTGCTGGTCTTTCTTTAATTGATGGCATCTCTTCTTCGGCTTCCTCAGTTTCTTCTAGTGGTTCTTCGGCGATGCCGGTGTCCTCATCTTCAACAGGGATTTCAACCGGTTCAGTGTTTTCTTCTTCATCATCGTAGTTCCACCCTTCTTCATAGTCTTCTTCAGGTTCCCAAAATGGAGCGGAGATTTCTATATTCTGAACGGATAAGCCAATCTCTGAGGCAAACGGGTTGATGTCCCCAGTGTCAAAATTTGAAGAGAAGTTTAGCTCATCAAGCATAAAGGTTTCTCCTTCTTCCACTTGGATACTTATGAAGTATTCGTGGTAAGCCGATTGGTTTGCTCTCACTCCTAGATTTAAATAGGTATCCCATGCCATCAAATCAGCACGACCATTCACAAAGACATCCCATTCGTATAGGGTTACTTCGTATTGTGTTTGAACCATGTAGTCACTGTTGACAAAGCCTTTGGTTTGTACATTTCCAGCAGCCTGAACGTTTCCACTTTCGTCTAGAGGAATCTCTCCGTGTGCCATAACGGCACCTTCAGCATTTAAGCCGATACCATACTGGTTAGAGAGTGTGATCTGTCCGTAAGCATCGATGCCATAGTTCTCAAAAGGAACAGCCCAATCCCATCGGAAAGCACCAGCTTCTCTTGTGACATCGGTTACTGCCTCTACTGAGAGAACAGGGTGTTCTCCCCAGTCTTGCAAGTCATCAGCCCACAGTTCGCAGTCTCGGGACAACCAAAGGCTTTGCCAAGCGGGACAATCTCTTCCGGGAGTTGCTCTAGTTTTTACAACCGCTACATAGAAGTCAGATCCTCTATCAATTGAAGATTGAAACCAGAAGAACTCAATGATTCCATCAACGGAGTTTCCATATTCATCGGAGTTGCCAACATAAAGAGTATTGCCTTCAAAGAAAGCATAAGTCTCTGTGTCTGCTTCGTAATTAATGTTATAGATGTGATCAAATGTAACATCAACATCCCCCTCAAGTATTGTGGCTCCAGTATAAGAAGTCTCTGGGACTGCTAGTTGTGAGGCGAAAGCCATAGATAATAACCAAATCATTGTATTCTCCTAATCCTTTAATAGTTGTATTTTGCCTCTATTGAGCTTTTCTTTAATTTGCATTGGCGATCCAACGACAATGTATTTTTCAAAACCACCCCTTCCAGACATTGTTATCTCAGAAAAACGAACTGACTCATCAAAGTCCAGATTCATCTTTCCTTCCCTCAGAGCGTTGTCGTATTCGCCAAAGGGCTTTATTAAAGAAATAAAGTTTGGGTTAACAACGATCTTACTAAGATAATATTGTTTTTGTTCACTATAAACTGTTATTAGCTCAAGCACAGTAACTCTCCTTTTGTATTTCATATACATAGCGAATTGGAAGAATCCACTCACCGTCAGCGAATGTAATCAAACACTGTTTTTCACTCAAATACTTTCGAAATAATCCAAGCATGGGCACATCAGTAACTTTTATAGAAGAAAAGAAGTCCAATTGTAGGTCTTCTTTCTTAAAACGATAAACATCTGATGGGACATGCACGAGATCACCCGTCTTTAGTCTGCGGTGGCTCATCGCTATCTCCTTCTTCTGGGTTGTTTGGTTGAAGGCTACTATCAAGTAGTCCGATATACCCCTGTAAGATTGCGTAGCAATCGTCGAGTGCTTGGTCATGTCTAGCCAACTCCTTTCTTAATGAAATAATATCTTCAATTGCTTCTTCTGTGTCTTCATCTTGTAATCCGGCACAGCTTTGGTCAAGCTTGTTGATTTTGCTTCGTAATCTCTTGCTTGAAGCTTGAACGATCCTTTCAACCTCTTGTAATACTTCTTCCACCTCAACGGCATAATTAATTCTAACTCTCATAAAACCTCCTATTTTGTTTTGTTAAGAGAGAAAGCTTTGATAAAATGTTGAGGTAAGAAGACCAACAATCGAGGTCATAATTACCCACATAATTTTAGTTGTGGCGCCTTTCCACTGCTCTAAAGCTTTCAAACGAGCATAAAGACCCTGTTCGGGATCATATACGGCTTTTTTAATTTGTTTAACATCATCAACCATTTCTGATTGTTTTTCTGCCATTCTTTCTAAGTTGTGTTTCATCTCCAAAATGGCAGTAGTTAGATTTTGTAGCTGTTCTTCTGTCATGCTGCACCTCGTTGTTTAATTAGACTCTAATCTTTAACTATTGCGTAGTTGGTGGTAATTAGTGTCGAGGAAACAGATACAGCGTTTTCAATCGCAGAAATTGTCACTTTAACCGGATCTATGACACCTGTTTCTATAAGATTTTCTATCTTGCCATTCATAAAGTTGTATCCTTCATTTTCATTTGAATTTTCAACATTATTTTGAATGATTTGATAGGGTTCGCCGGCATTTTCACACATTTGTCTTAATGGTGATTTGCATGCATCAAGTACCAAATCAATGCCAAGCTGCTGTACGTTTTGTGCCCCGATAAGAAGATTGCTTTTGCTTATCTTAGCAAGGGCAGATCCACCACCAGCAATAACACCCATCTCTTGCGCAGAACGGACAGCTTCAAGGGCATCTTCAACCCGATGTTTCTTTTCAATCATCTCAATTTGAGAAGCAGCGCCGACTCGTATGACAGCAACCCCAGATGCAAGACGAGTAATTCTCTCTTGTAAGCGTTCACACTCCTTAAGAGAATCCGTCTGTGTAATTTCTGTCTTGATCGCTTCGATCTTTTTGTCGATTTCATCATGATCTGCTTTGCCTCCAACTATAGTAGTCCAGCCCTTGCTGATAGATACCGATTTAGACTGTCCAAAGTGCCCTAATTTAACATCTTTTAGTTGTAAACCATCTTCCCTTGATAGTAGGGTGGCTCCGGTTGACAAGCACAAATCTTTTAGTATACTGCGACGTTCTTCGCCATATCTTGGAGCCTTTACAGCTGCTACTTTCATAGTTCCACGAACAGAATTCATTATAAGGGCAGCGAGGGCTTGCCCTTCCACTTCGGAGGCCACGATAATTAAAGGTCGGGACTCCCTCGCTGCTAACTCTAATGTTGGATAAATTTGTTCTACTGATTCAACCTTCTGATCCGTGACCAGAATCAGAGGGTCGTCATAATCAACACAACCTGTTCGTTCATTCGTTATAAATGCAGTTGCGGCATAACCAGAATCAAACCTGAACCCTTCAATAAGATCCAATGAGGTTTTCATTGATCTTGCCTCTTCAATGATCACAGATCCGTCTTTACCTGCTGAATCGACAGCAGTTGCAACTAAGTTTCCAATTGTTTCATCATTATTCGCAGAGATTGTTGCGATATGCATGATGTCTTCTTTGGATCGGATTGGGTTTGCTTGCTCTTTTAGCTTATCAACAATAAATACACATGCCTTATCCATTCCGCGTTTAATCTCAATAGGAGATACACCAGTTGCAATATACTTCTGTGCTCCTTTGATCATTGCTCGTGCAAGAACAGTTGTTGTGGTTGTTCCATCACCAGCAGTGTTTGCAGATTGCTCTGCTGCTTGTTTAACAATCTGTGCTCCAACATTTTGAATTGGATCATCAAGTTCAATAAACTTTGCGATTGTTACTCCGTCTTTTGTAATAACAGGAGTGTTTTGTTCCTTGTGAAATAAAATCACATTTCGTCCTTTCGGTCCGAGGGTTGAGCCCACATTATCAGCAAGGATGTCTACTCCTTCGATAATCTTTTGGCTTAGCTCATAGCCATTCACGTAGTGTTTGTTCATTTGGCCTCCATGGTTAACACTTTATGCTTATATTATAACCGCTTACGGGTTATTTGTCAAGAATTATTTTTTAAAACTTCAAGAATTATTTTTTAAAACTTCAAGAATTAGTTTATCAAGAGTTTGAAGCTTGGACTCCTTAGCAACAATCCTTGAGTTTGCTCCAGTGTCTAGCTTTCCGTATCCCACATCGGCTGAAAGCTCCTGAACTAGTTCCCTAAATTCTTCTTCGGCTTCAGCCATCTCTGTAAACGCTTTGTTTCCAAACTCAAGTGTACCGGTTGAAATATATTGTTTAACACCCGTCTTTGCGAGGTTTAGAGATTCAAAAATATCCTTCATAGCTATAAAAGCGTTTTGCAATTCAATCTCGGCATTTTCCATAGCAGCGTTTAAGACATCCTCAAAGCTTGAAGTTGGACTTGCACAAAGACGGATGGTACCGACAAAGCTATTTTCATCAACAAGCTTTCCTAGCTTAAGTTCGCCTGCTTTGTTTATTTCAACATCTATTCCTTTTGAAGTGAATAGTATTTCGTTTTCTCTTGTCACATCAAATACATAAATATCAACTGCGACAAGTCTTGCCGGATCTGCTTTTGAGACAGAACCTTTTTGGCCAATCTGGCTTTCATCTTCTTTTTTGATCGCAATTACATAGTTTATACTCTCTCCAATCGGAAAGCCTTTTGGGCTTTGACTAATCGCTCCTTTTTGAGAATAGTACTTAGCACTCCCTCTTCCACCTTCTTTAGTTACAAAGTCAGTAGCAGCCATCTTTCCGGCTGCTGTTGTTTCTTTTCCTGCTCCCTTTCCCTCATACAATAATGAAAGGAAATATTCAAATAAGTATCCACCGGAGCCAGCGTCCATGTCTTTTACAATATAGTTGAAGAGATCTACCAACATTATATCATTCAAACTTTGTGAAACTGGTTTTGCTTTTAACTTTTCAATCGCGGTATTGTTATCAATACTAACTTCATAAAGTAAAGTTGAGATTTCGCTGAGTCTTCTTACTCTTCCTTCAAAATCACCGGAGTCTATTCCTTCCATCGCTCTCTGTACAATCGCTAATTGCTCTGCGGGAAAAGGGGCTGTTCCTCCACTTGCTGGAAGCTCTGCTCTTCCGGATGCAAATGCAGGATCAGTAACTGATGTTTCTGGTTGTTTGAAGCTTTGCATATAGCTTCCATATGCGTCCTCTACAGCCAGCAGTGCATCAATGGCTGCTTTGGCTTCAATGCCTTCAGGGCTGTCTGGGGTATACTTAGGGTTCTTCTTTGGGCCAAAGCCAGCACGGAAGCCTTTTATCAGGCCCCTAACTGCACGGATGTGATCAAATGTTATATCTTCTGGGTTGTCAGTAAGCTCTTTCAAATCAGCGTTGTTCAGTACATCTTCTGGTGTTTCAATATTCATGAGAGCATCTAAATGCTTTTGTTGTGTGTCTGCTGTTCCAACTACATAAGGAAGATCTCCGGAGACTTTATAACCATCTGCTGGTAATTGTGCAACCTCGGTTAAAACCTCTTGTATGAGTTGATCTACTGTCTTTTTATCTAACTTAATCATTCTTTATTTCCTCAATAAGCTTAGCGATGTCTAGTCCGGCACAGTCAATCTTAGTCTTTTTAAGATGATAATGAGAGATAAATCCCTTATAGGTGCCTCTAACTGCTGTACTATAAGTAGTTGTTGAATCTGGTGTTTTCAGGGGAATATCTGCTGCTTTATTGACTGCTTTCATAAGTGCCTTAAGGGCCTCAAGCTGAACATCATAAAAACCCAAGAATGGCTTGAGCGTGGAACCATGAACTTTTGCATTATCCCAAACTGGTCTTTCTTCAAAGCCGTGCTTGACATACCAAGCTTGATGCTTTGGATAGTAAGCGTTTGCAATCTCAACACCAATTGATGCTGTATTCCACTTGGATGATCCCGCATGATAGGCTATGTGATTCATGTCCAACAGCTGATAGATTGAGCCATCGTTGTCAATCAGAAAATGAACCGATAGACCTCGGTTTTCAAGAACTCGGAATGTTGATTTTGAATTCAAACAAACATCCCAATGACATACGAAATTCTTTATGTCTCTCTTCTCAACTACCTTCTTGTAGCCTTTAGTGGATTTCATTCCACCAAACATAAATGGAAGATATACTCTATCCCATTCAATGTCAAAGTAATCACTGTTATACATGATACTTGTATTCTCATGTCCTTGGATGTTGTCTCTTCGGTATTCCATGTCAGATTGTCTATCAGTCCAGACTCTTCTATAAGTTCCGGGACCACAAAGACCGTCAGCCTTGAGGCCGATTTTCTTTTGATAAGCTTTAATTGCCTTCGTCAAACCTTCATCAAACTCAGAGCATCCGAACCAGTCGGGTGTCCAACCAAGTCGAGTCGCTGAGGCTTCATTGTAAAATTCTGCGTCCATCTTGTTACTCCTTATATAACTTCGTCTGCGAGGCCATATTCAACGGCTTCAGCTGCTGTTAGATACACATTGACTTTTTGATCTAGAAGCTTCCTGATTTGTCTCTTGGTCATGTGTGTCTCTTCTGCAAGGGCGTTTACATACATATCTTGCAGGTGTTGTATTTCTTCTAGCTCATTCTCTAAGTTATGAATTGTTCCTAAATTGCCTGCTGAAACAGAATGAATCATCACCCTGCAATTTTTCATGATCTTGCGGCGACCTTTGGTGCCAGAGGCTAAAATTAAGGTCCCAGCGGACATGATCTTGCCCATTCCAATAGTTTCAATGTCGCAATCTCTCTTAACCATTCTCATAATATCATAAAGTGAAAACATGTCGTCTGCTGATCCACCATAGGTTGAGATGTAAAATCTAATAGAATTGTCGACATCCTCACCTTCTTTACGGCTACCGTGTAACATCAAAAAGCCAGCGACCATGTCTCCGGCTCGTTCTTCGTTAACATCACCATATAACATCATGGTTCTAAGGTCTTGGCCTTCGGCTGCTCCGCCTAATATTTCCATAAGTTGCCTTTTTGCTTCGGCATCTTCTTCACTAGCGGTATTATCCGTTTCATCCGCTTCGTTAATTGGAACCGGCTTTGCCTTCTTGTCTTTCTTGCTGATCATTTTAAACATTTAGCCTCCTATTTTATTTGCTTTTGTATGTTTTTAATTAATGTTTCCCAATTATCAAACTCTATTAAATTAGAAAAGGCCCTAGGGAAATTAGACCTTATCGTACGCACAATCTTTCTTTTAAAAATTTCAATCTCTTTTTCATCGATCTTTCTTTGAAGTTCAATAGACTCTTTTGTTTTTCCGCTTCGCTCAAGTTCATATCTCTTAAGTGCTTGAAGCTCGTAAGTATCTTGGACCATTGCTGCTACAAACAAAAGAGTCTCTGCTAAGACTCTTTTCAAAAGTATAGCAGAAGACCCTAGTGAAAAAATGTAGGTAAAGATGTTGCTACAACACCAGCCAATTCCAAATATACAAATGAATGATAAAAATGTCAACTTATCTCCAAATAAAAAGAGGATGAGCTTTAACCACCCATCCTCCATTATGTAATCACATTGTCTTTAAAATTAAATTACTTGTTTCCAAGGGCCTTGTCGAGCAATTCTTTTGCATTTTTTGCTTCAAGAATACGGCGTACAACACGCTTGGCAACTTCATTCACGATCTCAGTTTCTGAAAGTTCAAGTTCAACTTCCTGAAGAGCAGCGGTAATGATGTCTTCTTCCATTATTTCCTCTTCTGCTTCTTCTTCAGCGGAGACATCCATTTCCATGTCATCCAGCTCTGGTGCAGGCATTTCATCTGCCATTTCCATGTCGGCTGGTTCTGCTTCTTCTGAAGCTGCTCCGGTCAAAGGAGAGAGCTTGTCTTGAAGAAGACTAAGAGCATCTGCAATTGCATCAATGTCGCTTTGTTCGATCTCAACGTCAGACTCTTCTTCCTCGGCAGCTTCTGGTGCATCTTCAATAGGTGCAAGTTCTGCTTCTGGTGCTTCGTCTTCCATGTCCATCTCGTCAGCCATCTCTTCAGCGGCTTCTTCCTCTTCGTTGTAAGAGTACATCTCGTTCATGGAACTGATGCTTGCAAGACTCTGAAAACGACGGATCTGAGCCTCTGATAAAAGTTTTTTAGACATTATATAATCTCCTTAAAATGCTATAACACAATAAATAGAAGTTAAAAAGCAAAAAGTTTATAAATCTGGGTGTTCTTCGGCTATTATATCAAAAATGTTATCCAACTCTGAATCTTTAATTCCGAACCTTTCCATAAGATTGTCACTTGCCTTATCTTCTTTTTCTAAAATTTTGGCATCCCTTTTTCGCCCGATGCCTTTGCTCTCTTTGTATTTTCTAACGTATTTTATAAAATCCGGATCTTCTTCAATCATACCGGTTAGACATGCCCTAAAGAATTCTGCTTGGGTTATAGATTCCCTTTCTAATTTAATCTTTAGTTGTGCATGTCTAACATCGGTATCAACAAATTGTACCTTCTTTTTAACAAAATCTGCCATGTTTTAATTAGTCCTCAAAGTTAAAGTTCGGTAAATCAAAATACCGATTTAATTCGTAGTTTATTTCCTGAAGTGATAATGCTTGAACATAGGAAACGTTATTAAAATGATGAGAAAAAGTAATCTCTTTCATTGCCTCTATGACATCCTCTCTTTCAATGGTAAAGTACATTGTAGTTGTCTTCGCATCATATTGTTGTGTCGGATCTAAATCCTTCCACTTACCGCATGAATGGCCAAAGACAATCATTTGAAAGTTAACCCCGCTTATGTAGTCCGGCCTTCGAGCATCTTTGCCATTTTTATCCTTGACCACTTTCATTGTTGGAATTACCTTCTTCACAAGCTTGTTATCCGGTATTACAATTTTCTTTCTTTTAGTCTCTCTCTTTTCCCAAACCTGAAATACTGTGTTGAGAACATCTTTCTTTGTCTGTTTCTTACTTTCGGGCAAATAAAAACAGTTCTTTGGCATTTCAATATCAGCGATTAAGTGAAATCTTTTATCTAATGAATTCATTGTAGACCACTTTCTCCAAGCTTTTGGAATAAGATAGCAGATATAATCACAATGATTTGCTGCGTGGTTAAAGAATTTCTTAGCTAATGAAGATGCTCTGCCAAAGGGCGGGTTGGTTATAGAAACCAGACCACTATGATCGGACATATCTTGTTCAAGATAGTTTCCTTGAAGAACAGCTGGGTGTTTGGGTTCAATATCGTAAGAAATTATGTTGCCATCTTGAATGCCAAGTCGTTGAAAGCCTTTAATAAACTCTCCTGTTCCTCCACAAGGTTCCAAAATAACCTTGTCATTTAGATCAATGTGTTTTTGAACCTCAGATAAACAAAGATCAACAACTGCGGATTCGGTATAATATTGTTCTTTGCCGGTTGTTCTTGTGTTTGCATAAGATTGTTTGTTCTTGTGCCCTTTCTTAACATTGTTGCTCATAGTAAACTCCTTACTAGTTCTTTTGTATTGACTTCCAAGAAAGGCCAATTGATCTTCTTCTTTTTATTTAAGCCGGAAGGTGTTACCCACTGGTGATGAAGGTCTTGGGTGTGTGGACCCAAATTTGAAATAAGATTTTCAATCAGCATTTTTGTTGAAACAAAGATAATTCTCACATTTTGAACTTGAGATAATGATTCCAAACCACAAGTCTCCGTTAGCATGTAATAATCATCATGATATGAGTCTTTAAAAATGATCTTCTTCATTTCAGAAAGTGTCTGATCTGAATCCTTGAGCTGCTTTATTCCTCCATTGCTGGCAAAGTATTTAGAGGCCCCAACTCGTATTGGAGCAAGGTTATCAAGTTCTTCGGTTGTACAGCCTTTAACCTCAATTGTTTTTTTATTCCAAAACATATCTGGGTCTGAATTTCCTTGACCACCTTCAACAAGCTGGCCGTCGGACAACGCTGTGAGTATACTTTGGAACCAATAATGGTTAACTCTTCCGTTTGTAATAATTGGGTTAGTATATTTTTCAATAACTTTAAGACCAGAAATGAGTTCTTTATAATTCTTTAGTGCCTGTGGGGTTGCACTGTTCATTAGATCTTTGATAGTAAAGATAGTATTAACATAATTTTTCATGTTGTCTCCTTGATTGTGATAATAATATAACATAAAACCCCTTGATTGTCAAGGGGTTTTGTTTAGTTTTTCTAGTAACTGAGTGGTTACTGGCCCGTTGATCCAAAGCCACCAGAGCCCCTTTCGGTATCCGACAACTCATTGACCTCCACATATTCTATCTCGGGGTACGGCAGAATCATTATCTGGCCTACTCGGTCTCCTGCTAGATAGTTTTGCCCTCGGGGGTGCGTTGCTGCAAACTTCAGCATAATGGGCCCTCTGTATCCAGAATCGATTACACCGACAGAATTTCTCAATGTGTGCCCTGTCTTTGAAATTGAAGATCTTGGAAATACAAGACCCACATGGCCTTCTGGAATCTCCATAGCGATTCCTGTGTCGTGAACCTCATTACCATAATTATCAATAGTGTGGCTCACAGAGTAGAGATCCATACAGGCATCTCCCTTCTTTGCATATCTTGGAAGCTTAGCATCTGGGCTGAGCTTTTTAATTTTCACTTTCATTCTATCTCCTTATTGTTTATTTAAAATGTGAGTGCGAGATTCATTCATACCGGATGAAGTTATTTCAATCATCCTTGCTCGGTGTTGAAACTCTGAAATTGTCTTTGTTCCTGAATAGGACAGGCCGGATCTTACTCCTCTTATTACGTCTTCTAACACAGAAGATACAGGTCCTTTATAATCTACAGTGGATGCAACACCCTCTACAGATGATGTGTGTCCTCTCCAATCAATTTGTGCTTCAACAGAAGCCATGCCTCTATAAGCTTTGTAAAACTTTCCAGTCCTACTGTCGTAGTGCTTTTCGCCGGGCGATTCATCAGTACCAGATAACATAGATCCAAGCATAACAAAATCAGCACCAGCAGCTAAAGCTTTACACACATCTCCGCTGTTTCTTATTCCACCATCGGCTATGATACTGACAGTTCGATCTGTTTGCGCACATTCAATGATAGATTGTAGTGTTGGCATACCGTGTCCCGTTTGTATTCTTGTTGAACAAATAGAACCACCACCGATTCCCACTCGTACACTATCGGCACCCCAATCTGCTAAGTCGTTTATGCCATGAAGTGTGGCAACATTACCAGCCATAACATGTATTGAAGATCCAATAGAGTTTCTTAGTTTAGAAAGAGCATTTTGCATCATGATGTGGTGCCCATGGGCAATGTCAACACACAGTAAATTTGCACCGAACTTAATCGCTTCTTGTGCTCTTTCGATAAAGTCTCCGGAGACGCCTATCGCGACACCAACATTGTTGGCACCTCGACTGCGTACATCCAAAACCATCTGTGTTTGCTGTTCGATTGAACTATAGCGATGAATGATTCCAATCCCACCAGCATTATCCATTTGAAAAACCATGTCGCCTTCGGTCACAGTATCCATTGGGCTGGAAATTACTGGTATTGTGGTCTTGATACTTCCTAAATTGGAATCCAGAATCACTTCTTTCTTTCTGCTGCAGATCTCGGAAAGCTGTGGCACCAGAAGAACATCGTCAAAACTAATCGCCCTCTTCATTTGGTTCCTCTTGTGGGTTTAGGGTTTCTAAAAGAGAATTAAATTTTATAAAAGCAGTTCTTAGATTATTCATCATGTTTTCTACTTGTTCTTTATCCAATTCTCCATATTCCTCAGCATTGTACTGTTCCAAATAATAATTAAACAGCTCTGATAAGGAAAATGCCGCCATGGCGAGATCTCCATGTGTTAGAAGCGGTGTGTCCTCTTGATTTTCATTTGTTACATCCATTCTTTCCTCCTTTGTTTAAAAGTTTGATGTAAGGTGATAGCATTTGCAATCACCATCCCAGTACACTCGCATGTAATATCCACGCTTTTTTAAAAGATACCCAGCGTACTCATAAGCATCTTCTCTTCTGTAGAATCTAATCTTGTCACAGCTATTCCAATGATTGTTACATCTTTCTTCTTCTGTTGACATGTCATCCTCCATTTGTTTCTTTTTAACGTATTTATATTATAACACGTTCTGTCGTTTTGTCAAGCTTTTATCCTAAAAGGACCCAAGAAGCATTGATGGCACCGTAAGTGGAAAAGCCCCAAGTTTCATTGTATTTTGGCTTTATCACATAAGGACGATTGATGTGGATTTTATCTCTCTTTGGGTTCACAGACCAACATCTGAGCTGTGTCTCTACCGAATTAGAATCAATAACTTTAACCACATAGAAGTTTTTACCATTTCTAGAAACTTTCTTGGTAACAGATCGCGGAATACACCAACATACTTTAAGATCGTAATCGTATTCAGAAATAGGAGGTACTCCTTTTACATCGAGCTTGAGCTGTATGTCTGATGAGATAACTGAAGAGAGTGGAAAGATTCCGGTAAGATCGGCAATGAATTCAATCTTTTCTTCTTCAGTAAATGAGCCTTCAGGACGATACTTTTCAATATTCTCATCAAGTTTCTTCTTTGTTCTTGGCTTGTCAACAGCAACAGCTGACCAAAAATGTTTATCGCCTGTGAATCTTTCATCAATCAAATCATTCATCGCACCAGCCCGACACAACACATCAAATGCCTTCTTGTTGAGCTTAGCATACTTGACCTCCGGATGGAATAACATCTCTTCAACGGTGTTAAATGGACGGTGAAGCATTATCTGCTCAAAAGCAGAGTCGCCTAACCCTTTAATTCCTGTGAGGGGAGCGACAAGGGTGTGATCATTTTCAATTCTCCAAGTATCTTCTGAATAGTTGACATTCAAGGGCTTAATTTGAAAGCCGTGCTGCTTGGCAAGATTGATTGCTTTCTCCTTACGAGTCTCTGGTTCTTTGTCCAAGAACGCAGCAGTCCACTCCGGAAGATAGTAATTACACAGCCAAGCACACTGATAAGAAATTACCGAATAAGATACCGCATGCGACTTGTTAAAGCCATACCCAGAAAAGTATTCAAAGGTTTGCCAAAGTCTTTGAGCCTCTCGCTCTTTGATTCCCTTGGTGATACAACCATGAATAAATTTAGAAAAGATAGCATCTTTAACTTCATGACCTTTGCCCGTTCCCTTCTTGGTTAGAATCTTACGAAGCAGGTTTGCCTCATCCATCGTAATTCCATCACCCAGACGATATGCTAGCATAGCAATTTGCTCTTGGAAAATAAGGAAGCCGTATGTCTCAGAAGTAACCTCTTCAATAATCGGATGAAGATACTTAATGTTCATTGGGTTTCGTATAGCTTCAACATAGTCTTTATCAACACCAGCCGAAAGAGGGCCGGGACGATAAATTGAAGTAATAGCGGAAATATCAATAATAGAGGTTGGCTTTACCTGCTTCGCGAAGCTTTGTGCTCCGTTTTCTGTGAACTGAAAGATTCCAACCCACTTGCCATTTTCAAAGATGTTCTTATAAATGTTCTGGTCGTCAAGATCAATAACATCCGGATGAAGATTCTCGTTATAATACTTGCTAATGTCTTCAAATGTCGGGTTATCAACCCCATGATGACGGCGAAGAATCTTTCCAATACAGTCCTCAATCATACGAAGTGTGGACAGTCCCAAAATATCAAATTTAATGAAGCCCATAGGCTCTAATTGGCGAACATTTTGACCTTCGGACCAAGGGGTTTGTCTTACCCCTTTGGATGAAATCAAAGGCATAAATCTGTCTAATTGTTCACCGATTACAACACCTCCGGCATGTCTGGAACATGAGCGATAAGAACCATGAAGAGATTCAACATGACTCTGGACATGGGGATACTTCTTAAAGAAGTTACTGAGGGATTCGGAATATTCAACAACCTCTTCAAATGTAGGAGTATACACTCCGGCTTTGATGCCATGCTTCTTCTTAGCAATAGGAGTCGCCTCGGCCATCATCTTAGAAGTTACATCGTTTACCTCGCGAAATTCAATCTCATAGAACTTTGAAATGTCCTTAATGAGCGAGCGAAGCTGAAGGGTATTCCAATTAGAAATAGGAACGACGGTTGAGCTTCCCCATTGGTCTATAAGAATGTCCTTAAGTACCATAGGATCGGATACATCATAATCAATATCAGGATAATCCGTCGCATCCGAACGAAGAAAACGCGAAAAGAGTAGTCCATACTTAATAGGATCAATTTGAGTAATACCCAAAGCATAAGCAACCAGAGAACCTGCCGCAGAGCCACGACCAGGACCCGATAATTGTACTTCATTTGTTTTATCCGCTATTGCTTTCATAGTTAGAAAGTATTTTGAAAAACCACGGTTCGCAATTACTTTTAGTTCATGCTGTAGTCTTTCTTCATACTCGCGAACAAGAGACTTGGACTTAGTCTGCTTCTGCGTCAAGCCTTTGGCCTTGAGAATAGAAAACAACCCCTCGGACGAAAGTCGCTCAAGGTAAGTGTCTTCTTCATAGCCGGCTGGTACAACAAAGTCTGGAAGACGAACTGTGGTATCTGGCATAAAGTCTTCGCAACGCTCAAAAGCAATCTGATGCGATTCTTTGATTGATTGTTCAACAAGATCATCGTCATACTCAACACCACATTGCTCCGAGTATGTTTGATAGGCTTCCCACATTTGGTCGCCGTTCTTTGGATAGAGTTCATACTCAAGCTCCTGAACCTCAGATGGAATGTTCATGTCCAACCATTCCGGCTTACCCTTACCAAGCCAACCTAATCGCTTGTATAGTTCGCGATCCTTCCATGCATCTGGATTTGGATAGTGTGAATCCGCTGTGGATACAAGCTTCATATCAAATTCTTCAGCAATCTGAATGACGTAGTGATTAAGCTCGTGTTGCTCTGGTACTCTGTTCCATTGAAGCTCTCCATACCAACGATCACCAAAGATATCTTGCATGTTGCGAGTAGTCTCTCGCATGCAATCTAAGACGGCCTCAGCACCATTCTCTCGCTCTTGCCAATAACAACCGGCATATATTCCACCAAGACATGCGGACATAGCAATAACACCCTCGCTATACTTGGCGAGAAGGTCATAGTCCATGCGAGGCTTACGATAGAAATAGTCTCCGTTATAAGACTCGGAAACCATCTTAAAGATGTTATTGAGTCCTGTTTGATTCATTGCAATAAGAATAAGATGACGGCTACGGTTAATGTCGGACTTTGATAGTCCTTTTGATTCACCGTCTGCTTCAATATTAGTGCCTGAACGACCTGCGTCAATCTGCTTAGCTTTCTTCTTATCTTGTTTATATTCTTCAATTTTTACTTTCCAATCGGAAACTGATGGGATAAAATAGGCTTCTACTCCGAAGATGGGCTTAAAATTCTTACCGGCGGCTTTCATCTTTTTGATGTGCTCCACTTGGTAGGCGAGAGCATTCATGTTTCCATGATCTGTGATGGCCATCGCCTCAAGGCCATTTTTATATGCGTATTCAAGATGGTCAGCAGGGTAGCCGAAACCATCAAATGGTGATCCAACACCGGTGTGTGCATGTAAGTTTACAAATTTCATTATTATCCTCCGTTTTTGATGTCTTTAATATAACAAAAAACCCCTTGTTTGTCAAGGGGTTTTTTTAACTTTATTAAAAATTGAGGTTTGTGGCCACATACATAATTAAGCCCTTTGGGCCAAAGAACACGAGGGAGAACACCACTGTCTTCTACAACTATGCCAATACCCCATTTCTTTTTATGATGCACTACCAAATCTCCAATTTTAAATTCTTTATTCATTTGCTTGCCCTAGGGTTAAAAAACCCCTTGGATTCCAAGGGGTTTTTAATTTATTTATTCTTGAAAGGTTCTCAAGAACCAACCGTCAAGATCAAGAGATCTCCACCTCCTGTTTCGGGAATGAGTACACCATTTTTGATACCTGATAGATACCGTGTAGTTGTATGGTTCAAGCTTTCTTTTATCTTTCTTATACAGCTTTACCAAGTCTTCATAAGCTTCTTCCAAGCTTAAATAAAGCTTCTTCTCTTCATCCCTTGAGGACATGTGGCCATGGCCTTTCCTTGATTTTTTGATTCGCTCTATCTCTGTCTTTGCAGCCCTAAGCTCTTCCTTGTCTGTTACTGATTGCTTGCGGTCCTCAACATTTTTTTTCAATTCAAGCTTCCTTTCGTATCTTTTTCGGAATAAGATATCTCTCTGCTCTTGTTGGGCGACAAGCTTCTCTTCGGTTCCAAGCTGCTCAAGATGTTGGTTCAAAGATGCTATTCTTTCCGTGATGCTGTCTCGGGTAGCTTTTACACTTTCCAGTTCAGATTCCCAGAGAACTCTTTTTTCAGCATAAGGATTTGATTTACTTAATTCGCTGATGGGCTTATCAAAGGTGGCAATAACGGTGTTTTCTCCCCATTCGGAGACAAAGGCTTCCTTGAAGTATGCAAGGTCTTTTTCTAGGTCTTTGATCTCTTTATTCACAGTTCGCATAGAAGAGATAATTTTTGTTGGATCGCCTGCTAGACAGCTTGGCGTCGTGTTATATCGGCTTGATGTATAATCATACTCTCGCGAGGAAGCTTGTATGGAAATTCGTTCATAAATCCGAGCAAAGTTTTGCCTAGCGGTGAGAATTGATTTTTCTCTCATGCCGACAAGATCGCTATATGTGTCTTTCTCTCCAAAGATCTTTTCATGGTTGTTAAGCCCTTCTTCTATTGCTAATTCGTTTAGATAAAAGTTATGCCCCTCGCCAGAGGTCATATATTCAAACTCATCTTTAGCTTTTTCTTTCTGTGCTTGTTTTTGCTGTGCTTCGTTGTCTACATAATCACCATAATAATCTCGGCGGAAATTAATCTCCACTCCTTCCCATTCAGCCCATGCATCAAGAGCCGATCTTCTTCTTTGAAACCAAGTCATTGTTTTTTTATAACAATTCGGTGTACCGGTCAAGTTCATGCTGCCTATGGCGACAGGGAAAGAACACAGTTTTCGGTAGAATTTTGCTGTTTTTTCAAGATGATTAATCTGTTCCTCTGTTCTTGCAGCTTCCCATCTATAATGGGTAAGTTCAGAATCACCGGTCTCGTCATAATCAAACTTGATGACTGTTTTTGTTATTGGTTCGTAAACTTCATTATAAAGATTACGTTGTGGTTTAGTTTTAAGACGCAAATCACGATAATCCGTGTAGTGTCTGTTGTATGAATCGTATGGCATAAAACCCTCCGTTGTTAATAATTCATTGTTAAAAAGAGCAGGCTTAATAAAGCTTTGTGGAGATCACTCAGACTCTCAATATAGTCCTCAACCTCATGCTTTTTAATATAACACGTTCCTATTATTTGTCAAATGATTTTATAAAGAATCTAGATAAATAACACCTGATACCGCTGCGACGGACAATCCAAGTCCAATCATAATTTTTAAAAAGTCTGCAACGAGCATTGGAAAGATCACACTGGTCTCTTTCCCCTTATTAAATGAGCGATAGACGGCCAACTCTCGGCCGGCCAATAGTCCAACGAAGACCCAAGTCGTGCTCATAGGGATTGCACTGTGTATCTTGAAATACCAAAGAACCATTGCATAGAACAAGTCAATGAGACAAGCCGAACGAATGAATCTTGTTCCGCTCTTGGATAAGACGATCTCTTGAATCTTCCCACCTTTTGTATAGAACAAATGAGCGAGACCTCCAACAAGGATAGCAATAACTCCAAGCATAGTTGATAGAGACACTCCGTCTCTTGGAAGATAAACGAATACATTGGCAATGTCATGAGACAGCCACATATACCATAAAAGGCCGGTTGAACCCCACTGGGCTACCGACCAATACTTTTTGTGTTCTTTTTTCACTGGTTTTTTCTCATCAAGAAGCCGTGTTACTATTGTCCAGATAATATAAGCGGTAATGGATGCTACTCCATAACCCAATGCTGATTTTACTATGATCTTTTCCAGCACAAGGCTACTTGAGAACGCACTAAGGGTTAGCAGAGTTGTCGAGACGGGAATACCAAACCTAGTAAGAACGAGCAACAATATTGGTGCTGCTGCGTGGTACCAATAGAACTGTTCGGGAAGAGGGATCTTATCCAATCTCCCAAATGCAATATCGCCACCATACCAACCCGATAAAAGGGTTGCGGTCAAGATAACCGATGTGAAAGCCCACATCCAATACCACTTAACCTTGTTACTGTTAGAACTAATAAATGTCCCGAGGGTCTGTGCACTGTCGTTTCCAATAACGGAATAAGCCGCTAAGAGAAACCCAACAGAGCCATAGACCATTGATAAAGACATGATGGCTCCTTTTGTTATAGCTATACTAAATAGCCGATATAACATTGGAAACCATCATGTCACAGTATTGGGACAAATTTTGTTATTAACCGTCTTTTAGAGATAATTGTTTTATCCCTTCTGGTGTGAATGACGAGGCAACAGGGCGATTATCAACCCAATGATACTCTTGCCCTTGTTTGATCCTCGGCTTGTTGTAGATAACTCCTTTGTAGGGAAAACCATGTTTGTCCAACCAAGCTTCCGTAGCTTCGGCATGCTCGCTTGTTCTTGCGGTGAAGAACCAGATCTCTCCGGTCTTTTCCATCTCTTTAACTTTCTCTAAAGCACCTTCTAGTGGCTTTGCTGTTACGAAAAGCTCAGGTGTCTCATTAGGAACATCGTCACAGACTGTTCCGTCAATGTCTATCAGCCATACTTTATTCATTCTTTCTCCAGTGTTACTAAAAGTGGATGATCCTGTTGTTTTGCCCAATCCATGGATTGCAGGACCTTCATTTCGGCAATTTCTTTTGAATAGACTCCGGCGATGCCTTTGCCCTCAGTGTGAACTTGCATTGTGATAGCATTTGCTTTTTGGTGATCCATGTAAAAGACTTGGGTCAGAACCTCTACAACAAACTGCATATGTGTATAGTCATCATTATAAAAGACAACCTTATACTTGCTGGGCGGAACGACCTTTTCTCGGTCCATTGTGCCGACTCCGGCTCCCGCTCCATGCTTCTTATCCTTCTGTCGTTTCGTCATTGACACACTCCGTTTCACTCTCTATTTCTCGCTTAGCAATGTAATAAGATGTAGCTGTTAGATAAGTAATGATGTAAATCACAGCTGTGAGGAAATGCTCTCCACCCAGCAAGCCGGCAAAATAACTACATAAATACAAGTAGCCGACCGCCAATAGGATCATACCAAGTATTGTAAGATTGTAGATAGCCATTCTTTTTAATATTTCTAAATTCATAAAATTCCTCCGTTATTGAATTATGTATACATTATAACATGATTTAAAATTTTGTCAAGTTGTTTTTTTATTTATCTTTTAAATAATGCATTGAATGCGGTTTTCTCACAAAGATCAACATTTTCTTCGGTTAAACCATTCTCATACATCAGATGTGAAAACTCAACAGATAAGTCTGTATTTGATAACAGTAAATTGTCAGAGCAAATTGCCACAGGTATTTCTTGTCTAATCCACTCTTTTATTGGGTGATCACCGATTTCATTTATTAGACCTGTGTGCATATTAGATGTGGGGCAAGCCTCTAATACAATATTTCTCTCTCTAACTAGATCAACTACCTTTTGATCTTCTAAGACCGTCAGGCCATGGCCAATCCTCTGTGCATGTAAGAAGTTGATCGCTACGGCAATTTCTTGAGCAGATCGCCCTTCTCCGGCATGTACGGTTCGGTTTATCCCTAGTCGCTTAGCACGAGTAAATTGAGTAGCATAATCAAACATGCCCCATTTATGAGTTGGCATTGGTGCACCAGCTAGGTCTATTCCAACAACCTGTTTTCTTGTTCTTGCAAGATCCACAAGTTCGTCAAATATCTCTGGTGGATCTCCATATAGGCCACAAAGGATAATACTTGCGTCACCATTAGCACCATCAATGGCAGCATCAACAATCTTGTCTATTGGAGCCCCAGTGTGAAGATGTGGTGCGAATCTCAACTCCAAACGACTAACGCCTGAGCTATCTGCATCTTCGCAAATCTCTCTAGCTACTCTACAAAGCGATTTTGGTGTTTGGAGCACTGATAGTGTTATTACAAACCTTGAGAGTGCTTCATTCAAATTCATACCCTTGTAGAAGAAAATCTCTGAGGGGCTGGTTGGAATTGTTATTCCCTGTTGGCGTGCTAGTTGATGAAGGGTGTGATATCTTAGTGAGCCGTCTAAATGACAATGTAAATCAATCATTTTCTAACATCTCCAGTGCTTCCTCAAGCTCTTTAATAGCCTTGTCTATATTCTTCTGATGGGAATCCAGTGAGGTTGTCCAGAATCTACCTTGTTTAAGTTTTCTTAGGCAGGAATCCAGAAGCAACCATAGTTTTTGTTCTTGTGTGTTCATTTGTGGCCCCTACTTGTCTATCACGAAGAAAAATTCAACTAGATTTTTTTGTTGTTTTTTCATCTTTTTAGGTTGCATGCAAAGCTTGTGACTTTGGTCATAAACCTTCACTGTACCGTGTTTTTGGCTGGTTAAGAGCAAGTCACTAAATGAAATAGCATTTCGTGTACCGTTACTATAGGATAGGATGATTCTCTTGCAATCAAACTGTCCCAAGAGCTTGTCAAAATCATCTTTTACTGTTTTTTTCATATAAAATGCACCAGCACATTCTTGATTTTTTCGAAAACACACTCTATCTGGTCTTGGAAGAGCATAGGAATGATCCAAATCAGGCTTATCCCAGAGAACAACTGAATCGTTTAAGTGATAACAAGCATCATAAAGAACACCTGTAGTATAGGGTGGATCTAAATAGACGACATCTGCTTGAGTATTTTTAACATCAAAAATCTCGCAACATTCAACATCGCCTTTCTTTCCTGTTATGAGGGTTGGCATTTTGAATTCGACTGTTTTTTGTGATTTTGCTGTCCATTCGGCCAACGAACTCTTTTGATCATTTGTGCCATTAAAAACACTATTAAGTGCTTGGATCGCACTAAACAAAAGAGCATCTTTTTCTGGAGATGCTCCTAGTGTGTGGATATACTCAAAAGCAGCATCTAATTTTTTAGCATTTGATTCTATAAACGCTCTTGGTCTCCAAACCGGAGCAGCGACTCCTCGGACTTGCCTTAAATACTTACCAGAATAGTTCTGAAATAACCATCCGTCCTTTTCTGGTAGATTGTTTAAGGTGATGAGGGCCTTTTCAATTAAATCTTCATCAAAGCCATTTAAGAATACTCTTGCAAACAAAGCTGCAGAGGGCATTTTATCATTGGCGGTTACTTTGAAGCCTTGTTGTCTCATATGTGCCGATACTATTCCTGATCCAGAAAATCCATCAAAAAAAGTTTCAGCATTTGGAACCTCTTCTGTTAGTTTTTGAATGGTCTCTAGAAGCTTTCGCTTTGAGCCTTTAAAGCCTACTGTTTTGTATTTCATTTTTCCTCCGTATGAAATGGTGGGTTGTATAGGATTCGAACCTATGACCGATCGATTAAAAGCCGACTGCTCTACCAGCTGAGCTAACAACCCGACTGTTTATATTATAACACAATCTTAAAATTTGTCAAGTTGTTTTTTGATATTTTTACTTCTTGTATATCTGCTATAATCGGATATTCAAAGTATAAGTGTAAGTAAGCCTCTGACTCGAATATACAGTAACACCTCATGCCTTTTTTAAGAAGTCCATGATCTTCAATAACTATAAAGTGTTTGCCGGTATAGTCCATATAATAACTAGGTGTTCGTTTTATCAAACCAAATACTTAATTGTCCTAATGTTATAATTGCTGCCGAAGCGGCTGCTATAATAAATAAAATTATGTATGCTGTCATTTTGTCTCCATTTTGATTATCATGCTTTCGTCTAAAAAAGCAAAGTCGTTTCCGTCTATCCATTGAACTTTGTATTCTGTTACATACGTGATACAAACCGAAGGATCATAGCTTTCTTGAATAAAGAAGAGGACCTCCACTATTAAACCCATTTGTCCACAACTGACCCAGCTATATTGGTCCTGATCGTGGAATGTGACCATTTTGACCAAATCTCCAACACTGTATTTTGCTTTGATACCGTCCGATCTTTCGTTGACTTGTAAATATCTAAAAGTTTTCATTTTAATAAAAGTTGTTTATACATTTCACGCAGTGCTTAGCAAACAAGGGGCCTCTTGAAGATCCGACCTTCTCACAGTCGTATGAAGAACAAGTTTTGCAGAGCTTTGTACATTGTAATTCTGCTATTTCTATTGCACCTCTTATAAAATCATCTGCATTATCGATGTAGAATCTGAGTCCACCGAATTTAGATTTAACTTGGCTTACTTGGTAGCTTGTTTCTTTATTCCACTCTTCACGATGTTTCATCAAAATTACTAAATCTGCTATGACAGTATCCCATGTCTTATACGGCGAATACCCATGGCAATGTTCAAATTTTTTGAGCACGAAGACTTCGTAATCCTCAGACAAAAAACTCGATAGTCTATTCCATACTATTTCATTTGTTTTCATTTTTTCACCTCCAATCTCTCTATTTCATATTCTATAGCGACTATTTCATGTGTCGCATCGGTTAAAACATAATCAAAAACACTAAATTCTTCAGGGGTTTTATTAACAAAATCCTTAACAAGCCAAACCTTATCCTTGTCTTCATCATGCATTTGAGAATAAGGTCTAAAAATAACCAAATCACCTATCTTGTAGATCAAATCTTTCTGATTACCTGTTGAAGTGTTATCCAATTTGTTTTTTCCTGTTTTATGTTGTATACTTTTATGTAAAATAACATTTGTAGGTTGCAGACCATTATCATGCCGAGGGACAGCTCACCAGTATCAANTGTTCTGAATTCCACAATGTCTCCGGCATCAATCAACAGGCTAACAACCCCAATCGCAATCGCAAGGATCACAACCACAAGCTGGGCATTGGCTGGTCTTATTCGTGACCACAGCAACCACACGAACATTCTGGTGGCTTACAGTCGCAACATTCGCATCTTTTTTCACTTGACATGACGTTCTCCTATTCTTCATTAGTAAATAGTCCTCGCTGGTAAGAAAGAATGGTGGAGATGCCGAGAATCGAACTCGAATTTCTGCCGTGCAAAGGCAGTGTAATCCCTTTATACTACATCCCCATTCATTATATAGTATAACATGTTAAGATGCACTTGTCAAGCTTTCTATTGAATGATTCCTGTTCCAACAACTTCCCATTTCATATGTGTCTCGATAAATGAGTTATTAATGTCAGTCTCAACCAAAGCAACTTTGTGTCGCTCCAAGTGAATTGCTGCTAAGGAACCGGCTTGAAAAGGTTGTAGATACTGTGCTGGTATCATCATGTATCCGTTATCTGGTCCAGAACAGGTGACATAACCCAAGAACTGACTTCCATCCCAAGAATACACCGCTACGGTTATCATAAAGGTAGAGTCGGCACTAGTTGGTCCCCAATTAAATGTCGCCCCAGAACGATATATCGGGGCCTCAAAAGCATAAGAGGGATCAACCCAAAGCATGGTGTATGGTTCAATGAAATCAAACCCATGAGAAGAAATAAAGCTATAGCTACCTTGATCTGTCTGTACATCATATTGTGTATCCCTTTGAAGCTGAGGTTCCCAAATAGCATTGTTTTCATAAGTTCCAACTGTGATAGGGTTTGCCGCAAAAGAATGCCCATTTGACTGCACATTGATTGAATTTCCTACTGAAATGGGGATTGTCGATGGAGATACTGAAATCAAATTCGTTGTACACTGGCCGCTTTGTGGAATCCACCCTGTATGACCATCTGATGACGGCTGATGGAACATCGCCGTGAAGGAGATGGAAATCTCTTGAGTCTCTCCCATGCATGCAGGACAAGCAACTTGCCTTAAACCTAAATAAGTATAACCACTAATCCCACTGCGTTCTTGGTGTTCTGTACTTGGCTCTGCANCAGGCTGGGGAGCGGGNTCGCTTGTGGGTTCGGGATCTGGTTCTTGACTCGGTTGTCTTTGAGTGTCTGCTGAGTCTACTGTTNTCTTTTTTGATGTGTCTTCTNTTCTCTTCATTATGGACACATCCCCATAACAAGATAATAAAACGAATAATAACATTATATCTCCAATTTAAATAAATGCTTTAAAAACTGTTTAACTAAGTATTCCTTACAATTTTCATTGTCCTCACATTCAAACAATTTCCAGCTATAACTTTGCTCGTTATTAGCAATTTCTTTCCTCAGAGAGTCAATTTCTTCTCTCATGAGAGGGAAAATTTCTTTAAAATTATCAGGTAAAATATCAAGTTCTGCTGCGGATTCTAGGAGNACTGACCAGTGNCCTTCATTATATGCCTCTGATACTTTTTTAAATTTTTCTGCATTTTTTGGATCTTTGTCTGGGTGTAACTCTCTTGCTAGTTTTTTATAGATTTTGGCAAACTTATTTGCCTTTCTTTTAACCTCAATTTTATCAGCAGTGATCAGCTGATCTTTTTCATCATATTTTAATGCCAATGGGTCATCGGGCATTATCTGCGATACTCTCTCGGAGTGTTTTGTATTTAAATCAGCCAGATCAACATCATTATTTGCACACCATTCTCTATAAAATGATTCAAAGTCGTGATGGGCAGCGCGTAAAACTTCCTCCTGATAATCCAGNTCAGATNTAAGATAGGTTACCTCCTTAAGAAGTTTTTGATATTTTCTAAGATTTATTGTATAAGACATTATAACATACTCACTTGGATGTGTCAACACCGACTCTATGAAATTCCGAATATTTCATGTATTTTGGTCTCTTGATTATGTTTGAGAGGCCCGAAGATAAATAGTTCTTGTATTCCTCCCATCTCCTTAAATCATAAAATTCATTTGTGCAAATGGAGTTGTCATCGCTAATATCTAAATCAACAAACACGTCTTTTAAATCAAACCACCGAGCAGAATACCTCTCCTCAAAGGGCAACCTATTTGATGGACCTAAGCGACCCTCTTCAACAAAATTAGTAAACTCTCCGGTGCCTTTTCTTACTTGTCGCCTAAAATGCACAAACTCATCTTTACCAAATGTAAATGAGCAAGGTATGTTATCTCCTACTGACATGTTGTTATAGGTTACATAGAAATTGCTTGCCGATGAAATCTTTCTTCTGTGTTCTCGCAGAATCATCGGGTTATACATTCCGTAAGGAAAAGAAACAAAGTATTTGTCCGGTATCAGCCACTTTGATATATTTGCAGAAACCTTAAAAGCATTAAGAGCACCGTAAATAACAGACCAGCTTAAACAATCCCTTCGATCTCTATCTTTAGGGTGAATAGGGACATAATAAATTGGAATTCGTTTTTTATGCTCGGAAGGGAACCTCTCATAAGTCCTATTTGCCCAAACAGGATCTTGAACATAGTCACCAATTCTTTGCCTGACGAATCTGGCCGTATCATGGTGCATACAGAGCCAGATAGTATCGCAACCAGCATAAGCACATTCAAGTATTGCGGCTTCAAGCATTGTATAGTTTGGTGCGACAGGCATCATAAAATCAGGCCATTCCATTCCGTATTCTAATGGCTGGCCTGCACAAGGTATCACTCCGGCTAAGTGAAAACCATTTCCCTTAAAAGGTTTGTCGTTAATTTCCATAAATCACTCTTTGTATCTAATTTAAGCCTCAGTAATTCTTCAACATGAGGTTTATTGTTGTATTTGTAACGAGTTTCTCGGTACATGTGTTCAATTTTTATTGCATAATGCAGCTGGTGTCCTTTTTTATTATATCCGTTGGATTGTCCCCGTATACCATTCTCTTTCATAAGCTGTAAAACTCGCATACGAACATAATTCTCAGACCACTCTATGTCGTTCATTTGTGACTCTGGAACCTCTGAAACTGCACAGACATCCTTCATGTCTTTCCTAGTTTTGGCTCTGGTTGAGGGATGAAACAACAAGGTATGAGCGAAGCTGGTATTTGGCGTTCTTATAACTTCCTGATCGTGTCGGGCTCCAGATCTTACTGCAAACCAGTCATAAACCAACATGTATTCTTCTCTATCTTTATCAAATTCTATAGCATTTTTAAATGTTATTTGAAATCTTTTGTTGTTGTTCAGAATAATGTTCATTTTCCCCTTTTCTTGTCTAAAATTCTGTACATTATTAGGAAAAATCACCAGACCAGCCATTGACAGTAGGAACACTAGTCTATCCCAAACTTGACTCTTTTTATGTGTCAATTTAGAAGAAAAACCAACAAAGTTGAGATCCCAATGTTTTGGGCATTCTTCTAATGCAAAAGGTATGTGTGCTTGATCTATTATTATGGGTAAATTGTGTTTGTAAGCGTATAAGAGTGCGGCTAGTGAGCCACCAATTACAACTTTATCAAAATATAGCTCATTCACACAAACCTCCGAAAAGCTCTCCTCAGATGCTCATTGATGCCGAGTTTAGATCTTGCTGTTTTTACATAGTCTCTAAATTCTTGACGGTCTTCTTCGCTAATGGCAAAATCACTAACCTTTCCATCTTCCATCTTTCTTTCTAAACGATTTAAGAAGTTTTCTAGCTTTTTGATTTCATTTGCTTTAGGTGACTCTTGGTTACTAACTGCTATTATGGCGGCTAATTTTTTTGAAAAGTCCTTTTTTGCTCTTCGGTTTGTTTGTTGTAGTGATCTAGAAACCTTTTGTTCTTCTGGGGATTTTTGTTGTGTTTTTGACGCAAGACTTTCAAGATCCTGTGGCGTTACGAGAATCTCATACCAATCTTCGCGAATGTATCTGTTATCTCCGTAATCGGCAGTGTTAGGGTTGTTTTCGTTAGTTAAACCTTTGTTGACCAAAGCACGATAAGCTTGGCTCATTAATTTCAACTCTCTTTCTTCGATGTTATCTCTTAACAAGGCTGGGAGATACGGGAATAAATAATGAAAAGATTCCGCTCGCTCAACAATATCCAGCAAAGTGAATCCTCTATTATCTGGAAAGCCTGTGGGCTGCTCAGGTGGTTGTGATCCATAAGCAACCTTTGGTAATCCTCCATCGGGATAGGCAGTTACGATATCAACCAATTCTGCTAAGGTCTCTGGTCCAATTATTTCCGATGTCCTGAGTGCAAGGCTGTCAAGATGCTCTTCGGAAAATTGTTCTGACGGGGCATCCATGAGCATTCTGACTTTAAGTAAAAAATCTGATAGTGTGTTTCCTGCCAATAGTGAACCTCCGGCTCTTATTAGGTCTGAAGCCATCACATCTTGATAATGCTTGTTCAGCTCAGAGGTTGTCACTGTGTTAATATAATTTGATTCGAATTCTTTAGCGGTCATAGCTTCTACTTGGACTTCTTNTTGGTGATCCTTTGAAAAACCAACTGCCATTTCATAAGCTTGTTCTGGGTTAATTCTTTTTTCAAAAATGTTAACAAGCGCTAATGGAGTCATTGGTCCTAAGTCTTTATACAATAAAATGACTGCAATGGCCAAGGGAAAATACGGAGAAAACAAAAAATGGTCTTCTTCCGGAATATTGTGCATTTCTGGTGAATCTTTATACATAAAATCCTGATTGACGAAACTAACAGGTTTTGAGCCGGATCCAATCGCAGTAACAGAAAAAGACATGTCTGGTCCGATGGAGTGAAGTGCTGCATCTGCTCTACCCAATTCACCTTGGGAAAGAACACCCTGTTGTTGTAAATAATCCTTTCGCTCTCTCTTAAACTGATTATATCTGTCTTCCATTGTGGCAAAATCACTTATAAACACGTCCTTTGCCATCTGGTTATTATCAAAATGTTTCATGAAGTCAATAACCTTGCTAGCAGTTAATAAAATGACAGCTCTTCTATTAGCCTCATTCATCAGCCGACCATCAGGGTCTATGCCTCTATACGCATAATATAGAAAAGGAACTTGTCTCCCTTGCTTTACTATGTCCTTAAATTTAGTTAGATGCTTCCATTTGGCAGGATCTTCTGGCTCTGTATCTTCCGGAGAGGCTGATAATCGGCTTCCAACTTCAGAGTCTTTTTGGCCTTCAATACTGTCTCTCATCTTATCATCTATCTTTGGAGAAAGTATGGCTCTGTCAATAGCGGTCGCTATCCCTATTCTTGTTTGTTCTAGGTCTTCTGGGTCTGCTTCGAGAGCATAATTAACCTCTTTTAAGAATTGTTTCCATTCTTTAATTATCTTGTTCATCTTCATCACTTTTTACCTCTTCTAAGAAAGTTTCTGGCATCATTTTAATTAGCTTTCCGCCAACTAATATATCATAGGTCCAATATTCAAAATAAAACAAATCTTCAACTAGGTGTGAATGAGTGGTTGTTTTGAAGATGTAAGGGCCATCCGCGATGATTCCCAAATTAGTTATTGGCTCTTGAAGTAAGAGGCCAAAGTTATTAATCATAACCAAGTCACCGATTTCAAACATAGGGTCGTCTAAAGGTCTTTTACTCAACTTTGCCCCTCCAATATGAGCCAGAAGCCACAAACCACTAATTAAGAGCGATCCACAAGCACGCGATAAGAGGGCCCTAATTTTAATTAGGATCGGAAACATCCAATCTCCTTATGGCCTTTCTTTAGCTAAAATGCTCTTCATTTGTTCATCATCACAGTTTTCTATATAAGAAGTGACTGCTATTGGCCACAAATCCAAGGCTATGTCTAGGCAAGCATAAGCAACTTGCTGGATTTCCCATTGGGCACCTTCATGCGTCCGAAGTGAAATAAATTTCAAAAGGTTCGAGCAATTAGTTGTTCCATAATACTCTGTATAGAGGTTTTGAGGAAGAATCATCCTAGCTTGCTCTCGACACACACCTCTATCTAAAAAATCATTGTATGCTTCAAAACACTTATTCGTGCAGATCTCCATGTATTCGGAAACAGTTGTGTTTGATGGCATCATAGCACCATCATCGATGTCCCACATTTTTGGATTAATCAATTCTTCGGCATTTGATGCTTGTCTGTTGCTTTTGTGTTGTGTCCGAAATGCTTCTGGTAAGTAGAATTCCAAGCCCTTATCTGTATATCTGCGCGAAATCTCATTATAAGACCACGTACGATGCCTGTGGTGCTGAGAGCGTACAAAGAGAGGCACGACAAATTTAAAGCTAACAACATTATGCTCAAATGTCGAAGTGTGCTTATGCTTAACGAGATATTTAACCAATCGTTTATCCCTATCGCTAAGTTCATCTCTTGTGTTACCAAAACTGACACGAGCACTATTAACGACGGTAAGGTCAGTGCCCATATGGTCAACATAAGATACCCTGCCAATTCCATCATCATACAAAGATAATGTTCGACTAAATCTATCATCCATTGNTTCCTCCATTATTTTTCACCTTCTAGAACCAGACTTCCGTAGACATAGTTCTCTAATATTAAATAGTAAGTCTCATCTGCAATCTCAATTTCCTCAATCATACTGCGTTGGACAACAACACTACAGCTGGTTGATAGGTTTAACTTACAATCATCAGAGTAATCCAATACTTTGCAAACAACATACGGCGATTTTGCCTTTTTATAGTCAGTTGGCAAAAGAACTTGACTTTGTGTTGTTTCTTCCTCTTCTTCAATTAGTTCTATTAGAACATGTCTATTAAATGGTACAAACGTTTTCATATAGCCTCCAAATGTTAAATGCCTGCCGCGTAAAGAAAAGTTACCGCAGGCTCTGTTATCTACCAGATAGATAACAGCATAAAAAAATCCGTTATGTGCTAATATTATAACACATAACGGACAGTTTGTCAAGTATTTTTAATTACTTATTGATTTTTTCTATCTTGGACTTCTTTACGAAGCTCGGCAAGCTCATTTCTACATTCCTGCATGACCTTTCTGGCTCTTACAGCTGCTGATTTGTATCCGTAGAGTTGACCCTCTACTTTATCAAGCTCAACAAGAATCCCTTCAAGTTTAGCAATCATGTCTTTTAATTGTTCTCGCATAATTTACTCCTTAGATAATCTCACATGCTCCACCGGCACAGGCTAGTTCACCTTTTAAATCAGTGTTATCTTCAATCTCAATCACATTGTCTAGATTGACCTCTACCAGTGTAGTAAGTAGTTTCTCATACTTTTCTTGATCACAATCTTCAAAGGGGGCTTGCTTGTACGAGTGATCCGAATAGGGCAAAACAGACAGGCCGTTATAGTTATGTCTATTGTTCCACATCCACTCGCCAACCTCCGGCCACTCATCGGGTTTAATTGTAATAGTTGCCGAAACATTGTTTGTGTTTTGTCCGCTTCGGTGTCCCTTTTTGACCCAGTTAAGATGAACTGTCTTTACTCTTTCAAGCAAATCCAAAGCAGATTCATGCCTTGTTGTAGATCCCTCTGGTGCCTTCTGAGGAACAGAAATAACTGCTGTGTCATGTGGCCTGAAGAATTCATCTTCAATCATTTGTGGGTGGTTTATAGCCAAGTAAGAATAGATTGCTTCATTCTTCCCCACTCGGAGCCTTCTAATGTAATGATCATTGTGCCATGCATGAATACCGCTTGAGGTTCCAAGAGTTAGGCTTGTAGTTCCTGCTGGTTTCACTGTTGTACATCTAGCAGCTGGTTTGATTCCTATTTTCTCCGCAATTTCTGCGTTGGTTAGCTTTACAATCTCCGAAGCTTTTGGCATGTCCAACTTAAGTACGTTACCTGATGCTATCCCTGTCATTGAGACACCAATAAGATAATCTTTCTCTGTGTTTCTCTGCCAAATCGGTCTAAGGTAATGAAAATCAGTATAGCTTGCTTGTAAAGTGCCTATGACAGCAGCAGCTTGGGCTCTTGCTTCGTATTCCTCTTGTGTTTCTACATCCGAGACGTTGACTTCGGTGAGGTTGCAGAATTGGAAAGGACGGAGAGAAATCTCGCAGCAAGGATTACAACCGTAATCTTTGTCATTAGTGAAATAAAATCCCGGCTCACCAGCACCAGATTGCTTAACTCTGTCCCATAGATCCATAAAAGTGGNCTTGTCAATGCGATGCCGCATAATAACCACAGAGTTATTTGCACGACCTCTCTGAGGGTTGAGTTCCCACCAATTACCTGCTTTGGCAGATAACATAGCTTGATCGTCAGCAGAAAAAAGAGAAATAAGAGCAGCACGGCGAATACCACCAGCCAAGACAGCATCTGCCACGTGGCAAACGATATCGTGGACTTCAATAGACGACAACTGATCGCCTTCATCTTTTGAATCCAACATTCCTTCAACTTTAACAAGACACTCTCTTAATGGTTGGGGTCCGGGAGCTTTACCCCCTGAAGTAACTAGTCTTGCACCTTTCGGACGGATATCAGAAAAATCAAATCTTACCTTGGAAGTTCCCTTAAAATAGGACTTAATCAGCATGTTAACAGCATCTGCCCAACCTTCAATTGAATCTCCAATTAAAAATCGGCGAGTTCTTTTGGGGTTAGGTTTGTTTATCGTTGGTAACTTTTCAATATGACTTCTTTGTACTGAATATCCTACACCTGTTCCACCGAGCAAAAGAAACATGATCTCTCCAAATACACGAATGTCATCAATTGGAGCGTAAGCACAGTTAAATACACGATTAGGAGAAACCTCAATTGGTTTGCCTCCAAACTGCATAGATCTCATGGAAGGCAATACTTTCTTATCATAAACATATTGATAAGCTGCTTCAATCTCTTGTTTTAAACTGGGAAATTTTTTAAGATGCATTTCCTTGTTTCTGGTAACTAATTCGTCCCAGTTTTCTCTCCTTTGCTTTTCTGGTAGATATCTAGCATACTTCATGTGTACGGTGATATCTGATAGTATTTCGTTCTCTATTGCCATGTTTGTTCTCCTTATTTTTTGTGNTTGGCGTATGTTTGTCTTAATCTGCTTAGAGTGTCTGTTGTACTTTCCACTCTTGCTTCTCCGTCATCTGGATCATCAAGTATCTTGATTTTTATATTTGACCAATCAACGAAAGAGTGAAAGATCAAGCCATCTGGTCCGTTTCGGTTCTTTGCTACAAAGATCCTGCCCTTGTTGGCTTGCTTATCGTTTGGTGTTCTTGAGAGTGAGAAGATAAAGTCCGCTACGAAACATTTGTTGAATGCTTCTGAGATGGACTCCATAGTGATCACTTCTGCATTTAAGCCTCCTCGGTTTGTTTGAGAGGCTGTAACAACTGAGCAGTCGTTCTCTTGTGCAAGTGCTCGTAATTCTTCATAAATATTCTCAAGTTCGTGTCTCTTCTCAGCAGAAGATGTAGTCGGNCTCAACAAGTCAGCATAATCAACAAGAATGAGATCCGGATAAATACCCTTCTTCTTAAGCTTCTCAACATGGTTCTTGATAGTCCTTGTTGAAGCAGACTT